CTGTAGACGTAGCAGTTCGTCATGCTGTTAGTTTCTGTAAGTCATCTGACTAATTAGCTGATGCTTAAATGGAATGGAGGGGGAAACCCCTCCACCTTAATTATGAAAAAATATAAAATTTTACAAGACACAATTGCCAATGGATCAAAGGTTCATGCTGGAGATATAGTAGAACTAGATCAACAAACAGGTCATTCATTATGTGGCTATGGCAAGGCAGAAATTCATGTTGAAAAACCAAAAGCTAAACAAGCTAATAGAAGCGTTGGTTTAGAAACATCAGAGGTTAAAGCTCCAAAGAAAAGAGCAAAAAAATAAATCATGCCCATCGAGAGTGCAGCAGATTTTAACTCCTATGTAGACATCAACACAGGTCATGGAGTTACTGCTACATTCTTCGAGGTGCAGAATTCTTTATGGGATCAAAGAGTTGGTCTTATTGATACTTGGTATGATATTGATTCTGGAAACTCAACCAACATCAATATTATTATAGACCAAGAATATTTTAATATTGAGGGTGGCACAGTTCCTGTTGCAGGCTATCAACCTAGAGCCATTATCAAAGCAACTGATGCTCCATACATATCTCAAGAAGATAGATTGGTTGTTAATGCTATTACAACTAATAGGGGCAGTGTATTAAAACCAGAAACAACATTTTTAGTTAAGACAGTTGAGCCTGATAATACAGGTTTAGTCTCATTGGTATTAGAGGAGCAATAATGTCTCAGTATCAAATGGAAACAGAAGAAGATATGATTGCATATTTAGACATTAATTATGGTCATGGAGTTTCTGCTGTTTACACAAACAATGGTTCAGATTCTACTATTAAAATTATTCTTAATAATGAATATGTTGAACAAGAAGAAGGCATAGGTGTGGAAGCATTAAAACCTATAGCCTATTGCAGAACCATAGATGTTCCAAACATATCTTTTGGAAACACTTTAGCTGTTGCAGCCATCAAAGATGTTGATGGTAATACATTAAAAGCAGCACAAAATTATACAGTTGTTAATATACAAGCAGACAGGACTGGCTTTTCTGCTTTAATGCTTGAGGAAATATAATGGCAAATCATATTAGACAACAAATCAGAGAAAAATTTGGCACTACTCTAACAGGATTAACAACCACTGGCTCTAATGTTTATGAGTCCAGAGTTTACCCTTTAGAAAATGCAAGCTTGCCAGCATTAATCATTTATACTAAATCAGAAACTTCTGAGCCTATCGTTATAGGTACACAAAGACTTATGAGCAGAGAATTATCAGTTGTAGTAGAGGGTTATGCAAAAGCTACTAGCAACTTTGATGATACTATTGATACAATAAGCAAAGAAGTTGAAGCAGCGATAGCTGCTGATAGAACTCTTGATGGATTAGCTAAAGATACTTATTTAGAATCCACAGAGATAGAGTTTAATAGCGAGGGAGAAAAGCCTTTGGGTTATGTCTCTCTTACATTTTTAACTAACTATTATGTCAAGGAAAACGCTCCTGACGTAGCAGTTTAAAGGAGATAATTATGAAAATGATTAGTCCAAATGGCGAAGTTTCTATAGAAGCTCATCCTTCAAAGGTTGAGTCTTTATTGAATAAGGGTTGGAAAGAAGAAGCAGCCCCATCGAAAGATAAAGTTAAATCTTCTTCTAAAAAGTCGAAAGACGAGGTAGAAAATGGCGACTCATAAAGGAAGCGAAGGAACTGTAAAGGTTGGCTCAAATGCTGTAGCTGAGATTAGGTCTTACTCAATCGAAGAATCTGCTGATACTTTAGAAGATACTTCAATGGGTGATTCTGCTAGAACTTATAAACCATCATTAACAAACTTCTCAGGAAGTTTAGATGTGTTTTGGGATGAAACTGATACATCAGGTCAAGGTGCTTTAAGCATTGGATCAGAAGTAACTTTAAATGTTTATCCTGAAGGCGATGCTTCTGGCGATACTTATTACAGTGGTTCAGCTATTGTAACTGGCGTTTCAAGAACTGCATCATTTGATGGATTGGTTGAAGCAAGTATTTCAGTTCAAGGCAATGGTGCTCTAACAGAAAGCACTGTATAAAAATGAAAGCAATTGAAAATGCTGTAAAACATTTTGCAGAGCAAGATGTAAAAGTAATTGAAGTGCCTGAATGGGGTGATGAAGATAACCCATTAAAAATATATAGTAAGCCATTAACTTTAGCTGAAACTTCTAAGCTCTACAAAATGAGCAAAGAGGATGATCTAACGATGATGGCTTATGTCCTTATTTATAAGGCACTAGATGAAAATGGCGATAAGTTATTTGATCTTAGTGATAAAAATTCCTTATTAAACAAAGTTGACAGAGAAGTATTGGTTAATATAGCTCAACAGATCATGGGGCAAGAGCCTATTGAGGAAGTTAAAAAAAACTAATAGAGGATAGTAATTTATATGTGCAATATGCACTGGCTGAAAAACTTGGAAAAACTTTACAAGAAATCCAAGAAATTACTATCCACGAATTTCAAGGGTGGATAGCTTACCTAGAAATAGCTGAAGAGAAACGAAACAATGGCAAATAAAAAAGTAAAATTTGAGCTAACAGCAATAGATAAGACCAAAGCAGCTTTTGATAAAGTTACTAAAGGTCTTAAAACTGTTGGTGGTGCTGCTGCTGGTGCTGCTAAAGGAGTTGCAGGCGTTGGCTTGGCTGCTGGTGCTACAGCAACAGCGTTAGCATTGCTTGTTGATAGATCGTTTCAAGCTGTAGATGCTATTGGAAAAACATCAACACAAACAGGCATAGCAACCGATACCCTGCAAGCCTTTCACTTGGCTGCAAGAGAATCTGGAACAACAGTTGAAGGGGCTAACACAGCATTAATTAAATTTGCAAGAAGCATTGGCGATGCCTCTAGGGGTTTAAAAACTCAAAAAGATATTTTTAATGATCTTGGCGTAGAGCTAAAGGATAACAATGGAAATTTAAAAGATTTTGACACTCTATTGGTGGAAACTGCTGTTGGAATTTCTAACATGGCAGATCAATCAACCAGAGCAGCAGCTTTGGCTGGTTTATTTGGTAGGCAGGGTGTTATCTTAACTGGTGCAATTAAAGACCTTAGCCAAAGAGGTTTGCAAGATTTCATAACTAGGGCTAAAGAACTAGGCATTGTTTTAAGTGAAAAAGTAATTAGAAGGACTGAGCAATTTAATGATGCTGTTGGCGTTGTCAAGATGCAGCTTGGTTCTTTTGTGAACAATATTACAACTGCATTTTTACCAGTTTTTGAAGAGATGCAAGAAAAAATTGCAGAAGCCATACAATCTATGATTGATAGTGCTGGTGGAATGGATAAATTGGGTATGAGCATTGCAAATTCAATCATTGATGCTAGTGCTAGTGGAATAGAAGCAGTAGGACAGCTTCAATTTGCTTTTGCAGATTTTGTAGCAAATTTAGAACAATTATTACCGAAAGCACAAATTAGTTATGGAAATTTTATAGCTGATCTTCTTAAAGCAACACCTGCTCTTGGCAATGCTTTTGGAACTATTGCAGATGTAATGTTAAGAGTAAAAGAAGCAGAATTAGATTTAAGTAAAGCTGAAAAAAATATTGCTAGTGAAGAATTCTTAGAAAAAACAAAAAAAGCTGCTGATAGTTTGCGAGGAATGAAAATAACAGCAGATGATTTGGTTGATAGTGTTGAGGGTGTTTCTGATGGAATTAAAAAAACTGGCAATGTATTTACAGACCTTCTAAGCCCAATACAAAAATATAAACAATCTTTAGAAGATGTGAATTTATCAATTGAAAATGCAACAGTAGCATCAATGAAAAAAATGGAAGATACCATTATGGATGGCATCAAAACAGGAAAACTGGCATTTGAAGATTTTGCAAATTTTGTAGTAGAGCAATTGATGAGAATTGCAATACAGCAAATGATTATTAAACCAATTACTAGTAAGTTTGAGAATTTTTTAGACAGCTTTGATGGTGGTGGATATACTGGCATGGGAGCAAGAGCTGGTGGTGTAGATGGTAAAGGTGGATTTCCAGCTATATTGCATCCCAATGAAACAGTTGTAGATCACAGCAAAGGTCAAGGAATGGGCGGTGCTACAGTCAACTTCAACATATCAACAGTTGATGCTGCTGGCTTTGATCAGTTACTGGCATCAAGAAAAGGATTGATCACATCAATCATAAACAACGCCATGAACAATCAGGGCAAGATGGGGATTGTATAAATGTCTGGTCAATTTCCAACAGACCCTAATTTTAGGGCTATAAATTTTAAAGACAACAGACCAACACTTTTAAACCAGACTTTATCTGGCAAAAAACAAGTCAGACAAATAGGGGCACAATATTTTTCTTTCACAGTATCAATGCCACCTTTGCAGCAAGCAAAAGCTCAAGAGATATTTGCATTTCTACAAAAACAAAAAGGCTCTTTTGAGGATTTTACTATTCAAGCACCATTAGACAACTTAGGTGCAAGCAAAGCAGAAACAGATATAGTTGTTAATGGGGCTCATTCTTCTGGCGATAATACAATAGCAATGGATGGTTTTTCACAAACAACAGGAGCACTGAAGGCTGGAGATTATATTAAATTTGCCAATCATTCTAAGGTGTATATGGTCTCTGAAGATGCTAATGCATCAGGTGGAGCAGCCACAGTAACCATATCTCCAAATTTAGTAGCATCTCTAGCAGATAATGAAGCTGTTACTGTAAATAAACCTAGCTTTACTGTTTATCTTGAAAACAATGAAATCATGTATTCAACAGATGTTAGTGGTTTTTACAGTATTTCATTTGACGTTAGAGAGGTTATTACCTAATGCCTAGAAGTCTATCTGCTGCTTTACAAACTCAAGTATCATCTACAGCAACTCAAACAGCTTTTTTAGTTGAGTTAAACCTATTATCAACCATTAGGCTTACTGACTGGTATTCTAATGTAACTTACGATTCTAACAGCTATGAAGCTGGTGGTTCTTTTTTGAGTGTAGATTCAATAACTGAAACAGGTCAATTGCAGGTTGATGAAATTAATCTGGGATTCTCAAATATTACAGATCAAGTAAGGTCATTAGTTCAAAATGGTGAGTTTACAGATAAAACTGTTGAAATATATCTTGCTTATTTTGATTCAAATGAATCAATCGTGGGTGCAATTAATTTTTTTACAGGTCAAATAAGAAATATATCAATACAAGAAGATGTGGGAAATTCAATTCTCAATATGACTGTTGCAAGTCATTGGTCTAACTGGAATTTAACAAAAGGCAGGCATTTCTCAGATGAATCTCAGCAATCATTTAGCTCTGGTGATAAAGGTATGGAGTTTGCTGGTCAGGTTAAAAAAGATGTTAGGTGGGGGTCTTAAATGGCTAATCCTATAGCAGCATTTTTCAAATGGGCTGGTAGCAAAGCCGCATCTGCATGGGCAGCATTTAAAACAGCAGAAACAATAACCCAAATATCGATGGTTCTCACAGCAGCCAGTTTAGCTGTAGGCGTAAAAGGATTTATGCAAGCCAGACAAATGCTTGCTAAAGGTCAAGACATATTGGCGAACAAAACCTCTATGGGTGGAAAGATACCAGTCATCTATGGAACAAGAAGGGTTGGAGCACAAATCATTTACATGGATGTCAATGATAACGATTCTAGGGATATGTATGTGGTTTACGCTTTGTCAGTTGGTGAGTGTGATGAGATTTTAGGCAGAACAATTGAACTTGATGGCAACCCATTAACTGATTCTGCAAGATTTAGAAATGGTGGGTATATTGGCTCAGATAAAATATCTTCTGGTTCAGGATCATTAAATACAGTTTCTCAAAATGGAACAAATAGCTTGAATCTTGCTGGCGGTACTTTTGGAACTGATCCTACTGCTAAATATAGATATGTTATGAACTTGCATCATGGGGCTGCATCACAAACAGCAGATCCCATGCTTGTTGCATCTATGCCTAATTGGACTTCATCACATAGACTGGATGGAATTTGCTATATAGCAGCTCATTATGGTTATGACAAAGAGGGTATGTGGAAAGGAGTACCTCAGCTAACAGTTCAAGTTAGGGGTAAAAAAGTTTTTGATCCTAGAGATAATACACAAACATTTGGCACTGTTTCCACTTACAAACATTCAGACAATCCAGCCTTATGTTTTCTTGATTTCATAACCAATGATGAATATGGAAAAGGTTTAACTCAATCTCAAATCAATATGACTACACTTAGCTCTGCTGCTAATGTCTGTGATACTTTGGTTGATCAGCCCTATTTTAATGGCACTGCACAAAGCGTTACATGGGAAGGCACTTCTGGAAATGACTATATCAATATAACTGGAACTGGTGCAAATTCTATTTGGTGGCAAAACAAAATTGGTGAGTTAATAGATTTAGAGGATGGCTCTAGTAATCTTGTTTTAGATGGTGCTGAAATAAAAGATATACAAAGAACACAATTTTATGATGCTAATGAAGCATATTCTGTGTATTTTAATAATACTCTTGGCTCTACTTATTCTTCTCAAAGTGGCACATCTTTATTAAAGGTCAAAAGATTTCATTGCAATGGTTACTTAGATGCTAATAAGAATGTTATGGATAATGCTAAAGAGTTGCTTGCTAATATGCGAGGTATATTTCTTTACATAGATGGTAAGTATGAGCTCTCAATAGAAGATACAGGCTCATCAACATTTAGCATTACTGATGACAACATTATTGCTAGTGGTGGAATATCTGTTGATTATGGCAACAAAGACAAGAAGGCAAATAAAGTTATTGTTGAGTTCTTCAACGCCAATAAAAAATATGAGTTAGACACAGCCACAGTTTTACATGATGCATCGCCTAACTACACTTCTGATGATGGTGGTGAGGTCTTAGAGATTAAAGCAGAGTTTCCATATGTTTCTGATCCTTACATTGCTTATAACATGGCAAAAGCTATATTAACCAGAAGCAGGAATCAGACCACTATGCAGTTCTTGGGCACTCCTGAGATGTATAAGCTTAATGTAGGAGACATAGTTGATCTTACCTATGCAGGACTAGGATTTAATGGAAAAGTTTGCAGGGTTGAAGCCTTAGAGCTTCAGTCAAATGGTTTGGTTGCAGTTAGTCTAATAGAATACTTTGATGTTTACACATGGGAAGTGCCACCACAAGAGCCAGTAGAAGAACTATCTAATCTGCCCTCAGCTTTTGCTGTAAAAGCACCAACAGGATTATCTTTTACAGATAGCAGTTCTAGCTCAACAGATAGACCTTTTTTATCTTGGAACGAACCAACAGACTTTCCAGATCATCAATACAGAGTCAACGTAGTAGATAGCTCAAGCAACGAACTTACAAATAAAATTGTTGATACCGAGTTCTGTGATCTTAACTTTTTACCAGTTGGCTCTAATTATGTTGCTAGTGTTAGCTCAATAAATACCCTTAATGTTGAGTCAGACCCAGCCACATTAACTTTTAGCGTTGCCACAGCACCTGTAGACACTGCTGATGTTAAAGATGATGCTATTACCCTATCTAAAGCAGCAGCAGATTTAGTTGCTGCGATTGATGCAGGTGGGGCTGGTTCAACACAATTAATAAAATCAACCTCAGCACCATCAACAAGAACTGATGGAAATGCATTACAGGCTCAAGATTTATGGGCAGATACTGATGACAACAATCAAATTTATGTAAGAAATGCATCTAACAATGGTTGGGTAAAAGCCAGAGATTCTTCTTTAGTTACTTTATATAATTCATTAAGCTCAACTGTTTCTACAAATAGTTCTAACATTTCAACAGCTCAAGGAGATATAGTTACGCTAACAACTGATACCTCAGCCAATGCAAGTGCTATTACAAGTCTTACATCAACAGTTAATAGCAACACATCAGCAATAAGCACAGAACAAACAACCAGAGCAAATGCTGATAGTGCTTTGGCTGCTGATATAACATCTTTAACTTCTACAGTAGGGGGCAACACATCTTCTATCACAACTAATGCTACAGCCATATCAACATTAGATGGCAATGCTTCTGCTGGTTATGTATTAAAACTTAATGCAAATGGAAAAGTAGCTCAGATGGTTCTGGGCAGCAATGCATCTTCTGGCTCAGGTGCAACGAGCATTGTTTCTTTCTTGGCTGATACATTCAAAATTGACAATGATGCAGGTTCAAGTGTTTCTCCTTTCATTGTAAGTGGTGGTCAAGTATTTATTGATAATGCAAGAATTACTAATTTATCTGGAACTAAAATTGATGTTGATACTTTAAATGTAAAACAATTTGCAAATACCAGCTCAAAAATTATTAGTCATTTAACAGCAGGCACTAAATTTGATCTCGGTAGAGATGGTCAAGCTTATGTGCAAAGAACAGGAACTTACACAGGAAGCAATGCTGCTTTTGTTCCAGTAACCATTACTGATGTAAGAAATAATGCTGGATATGTGGCAATTTTTTCTGGAGTTTTGGGTAATGTTAGTGGTGGCAGAGTGCAATATTCTTTAAATAATTCTACATGGGTTAATGCAAATGGAAACACCAATATTTATTGGAACGCTGGAACTTACAGGGGTTATACCTATGTTTATACAGGTCAAATAACAACCTTAAGTACATCACAATCAACTGTTTACTGGAGAGTTTATTTCTCAGGTGGCTATAATCATACACAATTATCTTTAAATGTAATGATGGATAACACACGATAATGAATACTTTTACTGTTTATGATTTAGCAACTGGTCAAATAGAATATTCAACAACAACTGTTGCAGAGATAAATGAGGTTGGTTTACAAGACAATCAAGGAATTATTGAGGGCAATTATCAATCAAACGAATTTATAATTGTTGATGGTGAGGCTGTTGTAAGAACAGATAACATATTAGAAATATTAAGATTAAAAAGAGATGCATTATTAACTGAATCAGATTGGACTCAAGTAAATGATAGTCCTTTAACAGATGCAAAGAAAACAGAATGGGCAACATACAGGCAAGAGCTAAGAGACTTACCATCTTTACATCAATCAACTACAAATTTTGATGATGTAGTGTTTCCAACTCAACCAGATTAAATATACAATAGAACAGAGGTAAATTAATGGCACAACACGATTACAATTTAGCTAACCAAAGTGGAGCTGACTTCAGAGCTGATTTAAACAATGCTCTAGCAGCCATAGCCACAGTTAATTCAGGGGCTACTGAGCCTTCAACTACTTTTGCCCATCAGTTATGGGTAGATACAGCAAACAGCCTATTAAAAATAAGAAATGCTGCTAACACAGATTGGATCACATTTGGCGTAAGCATTAGCTCATCAAATGTATTTACAGGCAATTTAACAGGTGATGTAACAGGCAATTTAACAGGCAATGTTACTGGTAATGTTACTGGAGACTTAACAGGAAATGCTGATACAGCCACCACATTAGAAACAGCAAGAACTATATCTTTATCAGGAGATGTTGTTGGTTCAGTTTCTTTTAATGGTAGTACTGATGTAGATATATCTACAGTTGTTCAAATTAACTCTATTACTCTTGGAACTGATACCACTGGCGATTATGTAGAAAGCATATCTGGTGGCACTGGCGTAACAATTACAGGTGGCACAGGCGAAAGTTCAACACCAGTTGTTGCTATTGGTCAGGCTGTTGCTGTAACAAGTGATGTTACTTTTAACACTATTACAGCAAGCAATGAGTTTATAGGTGATTTAGAGGGTGGTATTAGATTTAATGCTAAAGCTGATGGTGCTTTATCTGCTGGAGATGTGGTTTATATATCTGGAGTTTCTGGAGATGTGCCAACAGTAGCTCAAGCAAAAGCTGACGATGCATCTAAGATGCCTGCTTTTGGATTGGCTTTATCTGATGCAAATGATAATGCTGCTTTACAGGTTGTTACTTTTGGAACAATAGAGAATTTAGATACTTCTGGAGTTTCAGAGGGTCAGATTCTATATGTATCTACCACAGCAGGAGCTTATACAACCACAGTACCAACAGGCGAAAGCTCACAAATACAAAACATAGGTAAGGTTATTAGAAGTCATGCTTCTGTTGGATCAATTAAAGTGGGTGGTGCTGGTAGATCAAATGCAACGCCTAACTTAGACAATGGCAAAATATTTATAGGTAATGGCTCTAATCAATCAGCAACATCAACATTAGATACTTCTATCGTTCCAGAGAACACTAATCTCTACTGGACTACAGCTAGGGGCGAATCTATGTTTGATACTAGATTGGCTACCAAAGATACTGGCGATTTAGCTGAAGGCTCTAACCTTTATTACACCACAGCAAGGGTTAATTCTGATTTTGATACTAGATTAGCAACAAAAGACACTGGTGATTTGGCAGAAGGCTCAAATCTTTACTATACAACTGCAAGGGTTAATTCTGATTTTGATACTAGATTAGCCACAAAAGACACAGATGATTTAACTGAAGGTACTACTAATTTATATTACACATCAAGCAGAGCTAATGCAGACTTTGATACTAGACTTGCAACTAAGTCTACAACCAGTTTAGCAGAAGGAACTAATCTTTATTACACAGATGCTAGATTCGATACAAGACTTGCTACAAAAGATACAGACGATTTAACAGAAGGCACTAATCTTTATTACACTCAAGCCAGATTTGATTCTGCTTTTAGTAATAAGACAACTAACGATTTAACAGAAAACACTAATTTATATTACACAGATGCAAGGGCTAACTCTGCTATTGATACTAGAGTTACTAAATCGTTTGTTGATGCCCTTAATATTCAAGCTGCAAGCGTAGATGCAAACAGCGTTGCTCTAGGCACAGATACTACAGGCAATTACATTCAAACAATCACAGGAACTGCTAACAAAATTACAGTTACAGGCTCAGGCAGTGAATCTGCTGATGTAACTCTAACTTTGCCAGATGATGTGCAAATAGCAGATAGCTTAACAGTTGCAGGAAATTTAACTGTTAATGGAACGCTAACATCATTAGATACTACAAATTTAGACATAGAAGATAACCTGTTCCAGCTTAATGCAGGACTAACAGGCAGCCCAGTCAATGATTCTGGTATGTTGATTAACAGGGGTAATCAAGATAATGGCATCTTTATGTGGGATGAGTCTGCTGATAAGTTTACATTAGGATTAACCACAGCCGATGGTACTGCTACAGGCAATATTACGCTTAACTCACTTGGTACTTTGGTTGCTAACATTGAAGGCAATGTTACTGGTAATGTTACTGGTACAGTTTCTAGCTTATCTAATCACGATACTGCTGATTTAACTGAAGGAGCTAATCTTTATTACACAGATGCAAGAGCAGATGCTAGGGTTAATCTACAAACAGGATCAAACCTAGACCTAAGCTCTAAATCCACATCAGACCTCTCAGAAGGCACTAACGAATATTTCACCACAGCCAGAGCAAGAAGTTCTATCTCTGCAACTGGTGATATTTCATACAACAGCTCAACTGGTGTTATTAGCTTTACAGCATCAGCAGCACCAGTAACCAGTGTTAATACATTAACTGGAGCTGTGGTATTAGACTCAGATGATATTTCAGAAGGAGCAACCAATTTATATTACACAGATGCTAGAGCCAGAGCTGCTATCTCAGAAGGATCAACTCAACTAGCTTACAACTCAACCACTGGTGTTCTAACATTTACTCAAGGCGATAGTGATACAGTCAGCGAAGGTACAACCAATTTATATTACACAAGTGCTAGATTTGACTCAGCCTTCTCTGGTAAATCTACCAGCGATTTAACTGAGGGCACTAACCTCTATTACACAGATGCTAGAGTACAAGCAGTTTCTATTAACAATGTTGTAGAAGATACAACTCCACAATTAGGTGGTGATTTAGATTTAAACTCTAATGACATTACAGGTACTGGTAACATTAATATTACTGGTACTATTCAATCTTCAGGAAACATCACAGGCACACTAGCCACAGCAGCACAACCTAACATTACAAGTCTTGGTACGCTGACAGGTTTAACAACTACAGGCGATATTAACTTTGGCGACAACGACAAAGCCATCTTTGGAGCAGGTTCAGATTTACAGATTTATCATACAGGTACTGCAAGTGTTATCGCAGACAGCGGAACTGGTAGTCTATTTATTCAAGGTGAAAGCCAAATTGTTCTTGGAAATATAGGAAATGTAGAATCATATGCAATATTTAATACTGATGGTGCAGTACAATTAAGGCATGACAATGTTACTAAATTTTCTACAACCTCAACAGGCATAGACGTAGCAGGTACAGCAGTAACCGATGGTCTTACAGTAGCAGGTAACGTCTCAATAGATGGCGGAACTATCAAACTTGATGGTAATTATCCTGTTGGTACAAGTAATGTTGCTTTAGGTGATAATGCTTTATCATCTACTACAAATAATAATAATACCGCTATTGGTGCTAATGCAGGTGCTTCTTTAACCTCAGGAAATGGTAATGTTGCAATAGGTGCTGGTGCTATGGATGCTGCTACATCAGATGATAGAGCAATAGCAATAGGTGTAAATGCTTTAGGCTCAATGAACAATACAGTCATTGAAGATAATTACAACATAGCTATAGGTTATGGAACAGGAGCAGCATTAACTACAGGTTACTACAATACTCTTATTGGTGGTCTTGCAGGTGATGCGATTACCACAGCATCCAACAACACCGCATTTGGATATAATGCTTTATCAGCAAACACCACCGCATCAAACAACGTAGCAGTTGGTTATTATTCTTTATTTGCAAACACTACAGGAGGTGAAAATGTTGCTTTTGGAGAATCGGCATTATCATCAAACACCACCGCATCAAATAATACAGCAGTTGGTAAAAGTTCTTTAGCTGCAAACACCACAGGCGCAGATAATGTTGCTATAGGTAGGGATGCTTTACTTCTTAACACTACCGCCTCAAATAATACTGCAATAGGTAGAAATTCTTTAGGAGCAAACACCACAGGAACATTTAATGTTGGCGTTGGTAATTACACTTTAGATGCTAATACTACTGCAAATAACAACACCGCAGTTGGTTATTTTGCTTTATCAGCAAACACCACAGGTACAGATAACGTAGCAGTTGGAGCAAACGCCTTAGATGCTAATACGACAGGAGGACAGAACATAGTTGCTGGTGTAAATGCTCTAGGAGCTAATACAACAGGTAGTCAAAATACTGCGTTTGGACATAGGTCGCTTGCAGCAAACACCACAGCTTCTAGTAACACCGCAGTTGGTTACAATACTTTAGAAGCAAACACCACAGGTACACAAAATACTGCAATTGGTCGCCAAGCTCTTACAGCAAACACCACAGCCTCAGATAACACAGCACTTGGTTATTTGGCTTTAGCAGCAAATACCACAGGTAGATTTAATATTGCGATTGGAAACAACGCTGTAGATGCAAATACTACTGCCAATTATAATATTGGTATTGGATATAATGCTTTAACAAGTGAAGCATCTGGAACTTCTAATGTTGCTATAGGTCATGCAGCACTAGAAGATAGTAATGGTGGAAATTACAATACAGCAGTTGGTTATGGTTCTTTAAGAGATAACACTACAGCCGATAATAATACAGCATTTGGTTATCAGTCTTTAGTAGCAAACACCACAGGTACAGGTAATAACGCTTTCGGTGCTTTAGCCTTAGATGCGAATACAACTGGTAACTATAACGTAGCTATCGGTGATTCAGCTTTAGGTGCTGCAACGACAGCTAGTGGAAATACAGCAGTTGGTTCAGCAGCAGCAAATTCTATTACAACTGGTGCAAACAATACCGCAATTGGACTTGAAGCTTTAAGAGCAAACACTACAGCTTCTTATAACACCGCAGTTGGATATGATGCTTTAACAGCAGATACGCAAGGTGCTAATAATGTTGCAATAGGAGCTTTCGCATTACGAGACCAAAACTTTACATCTGCTGTTAATGCTTACAATGTAGGTGTCGGATATGAAGCAGGTGGCTCAATCACCACAGGCGTTCAAAACACAATAGTTGGTGGCTTAGCATTAGATGCGACTACTACAGGGTCAAACAACACAGCATTAGGTTATGCGTCTTTGACTTCAAACACAGCATCTAACAACACAGCAGTCGGTCATAAAACATTACAGTTTAACACCACAGGTGGTAGTAACGTAGCAGTTGGGGCATTAAGTTTGGATGCTAACACCACCGCCTCAAACTGTTCAGCAGTTGGTATCTCCGCACTTACCGCAAACACAACTGGTGAAAATAATACAGCAGTTGGCTCACAAGCATTAGCAGGCAATACAACTGCCACAGCAAATGTAGCTGTAGGACACGCAGCACTTTTTGCAAATACTACAGGAGCTTATAACACCGCAGTCGGCAAATCAGCACTTATTACAAACACCACAGGCAGTAACAACACAGCAGTTGGTTATAATGCAGCACAATTAAACAGAACAGGAACTAAACTTGCATCACTTGGGTATGAAGCAGAAAAGAACAATGAAAATGGTTATGATAATGTCAGCATAGGTTATCAAGCAAATTCAACAGGGGCAGGGGCTGGAAATGGTGTTGGCAGAATAACTCTAGGAACTTCTGTAACTGGTTATGGTCAAGAATGGGTAACTTTTGGTAGGACAAATAGTTTAAGAACAAGAGTTGCTCTTGGAACAACCACATGGTATTCAGACTCAGACGAAAGACTAAAAGAAAACATACAAACATCTTCAGCAGGATTATCTTTTGTGAATGATTTAAGACCTGTAACCTTTGACTGGAAAAAGAAAGGTGAGATTGACCCATCTTTATCAGCTTATAAAGAAGGTAGTGAAGATAGAATTAAACTTGAAAATAATCTAAATAGATATGGATTTATTGCACAAGAAGTTAAACAAGCAATAGATAATCACCCTGAAGTTTTAGATAATGGTGAGATTTGGCAAGAAGATGAAGTAGATGGAACACAAGGTATTGCTCCATCAGCTTTGATACCAATGCTAGTAAAATCTATACAAGAACTTTCAGCACAAAATGCTGAATTAATAACAAGAATAGAAGCCTTAGAAGGCTAACAACAATAGGAGTATAAAATGGCAACAGTAACAGAAGTCTTAACAGCAGCAACCGATAGCGTAACGCTTATCAATGCTATTAATGATGGTACATACGATGTTGGGAGCATGACTCAAGAAGAAATCAACGACATGGTTCAAAGAAATGTAGACCATCTTGAAATTATCTTGGCTTATGCACCAGTAGACGAAAATGATGAAACACCTGATGTAGTAGGAGACTCATCAGATAAGTCTAGCTATACAGATGCGATTGCAACTGGTTTAGATTACATTTCAAATAATTCTTGATAGAATATAACTTTATTAACTAGCTTTTATAGGGAGCAAACTATGACTAAAGAGAAAAAAGAAATGAGTAACGAAGAACCAATCATCCTTACATTTGATGATGTGCCTTACAGGGCATCTGATCTAAATGACGAGCAATTACCAATTGCAGTTGAGCTAAATGAGATCGTTCCACAATTACAAAGATTGGAAAGAGAACATTTAAAACTTAATCGTTTCAAAAATTACTTGGTTCAAGACTTTAAACGTAGCTTGGAAGTGGAAACACCAGAAGATACACAAACAGAGGAATCTGAATAATGAAAAACTTATATTTAATTTTAATTGGCTTATTTGCAACCTCATGTGCAACTGTTAATTCAGTGATTGAAGGTGGTAAAGATATTGCCATGACCACAGTTGATACAACTGTTAAAACTGCTGGCTCTATCTCAGGAGCAGCATTAAAAGATGTTAGTGGCGTTGTTAATACAGTGGCTGAAACTTACGAAGGCGTAATTGATACAGTTGTTGAAAACATTGACGAGCAAACTGACGAACTTCAAGACAAACCAGAGGAATCTGAATAATGGAATTATTGCCTATTTTTAACACAATTATCATTGGCTTTCTTTTGTGGTTACACAAAGAAGATATTAAAAAATTTAAAAACTAATGCCTACTCGTAAGACTGTTACAGACGTTTCTGCTGACTTAAGAGTTCACGAAAAAATGTGCGAGGAGCGTTGGAAAACAATCTACAAAAAAACAGATGATCTTCAAGCTTCAATGAATAGCATGAAGGTCTGGCTTCTGGGCGGTCTTACGACAATAGCTGCATCACTTTTCACGATCATCGTGAGAGGTCTGCTTTAAAAACAATCTATGATTGAAAAACTGATTAAGCCTGTTGGCGATATTCTGGATAAGTTTGTTGCTGATAAGGATTTAAAACTTAAACTATCTCACGAACTAGAAAAAGAAATTATTTCTTTAAACAGAGCACAGATAGAACTTAACAAAGTAGAAGCTGCACATGAAAATGTTTTTGTTTCTGGGTGGAGACCATTTATAGGTTGGGCTTGTGGCATAGCACTTGTTTATCATTTTCTTATTGAGCCTATCATTCAATACATTCTTATTATTAATGGCTCTGATTTTGCAACCCCAGAATTCGATTTTAGTCAGCTTTCAACAATCGTCATGGCGATGCTTGGCATGAGTGGTTTAAGAACTTTCGAAAAAGTAAAAAAATAATGTACGCTGATATGCCTAGAGAAGATAAACATTTCGATAGAGATTTAATTAAAAAAAGGCTGATAGATTTTGAGGGCTTAGTCCTCAAGTCCTACGTTTGCCCCACAGGATATACCAGCGTGGGCGTGGGCAGGAATCTTGAAACCAATGGCATCACAGAAGAAGAAGCCATGTATCTGCTTAATAATGATATTACTAACGTCATTAAAGATTTAGATAAGCACTGGATAGCTTGGCGTAAACTTCCTATTACAGCTCAATACGTTTGCATTGATGTAGTGTTTAACATGGGCATCAACACTTGGATGAGCTTTAGAATGACCAGAAGTTACATGGAACTTAACGAATGGGAAAAGGCTGGTGATGAGTTACTTAATTCTAAATACGCTGAACAAGTTGGCAGACGTGCCATATTCAACTCGGAGCAATTAAGAAGTTGTAAGGAATAAGCTATGGCTAGTCCTAAATCTGTTGGGGATTTTGGCGAATACTTAGCAGCAGCCTACTTGTCCTTGCTTGATGAAATAACGACAGTCCTTGTCGTACCTCATGGAGCTTCAGCAGATATCATCTTTGAATACAAACTCAACCTGTATCGTTGCCAAGTTAAAACTGCAACCAAGATAGAAAAAGCCAGACAAAACTGGCGTTTTGATTTAAGGCGTGGGCTTCATGCCAAAAACAGAACTTACAAGCGTAACAGCATTGATCTATTCGCTCTGGTATCTCTGGGGCATCAGAATGTGGTATTCATGCTGCCACAAACTAAAAACCAAATCACCATCACTGACGAGCATATGAAAAACAACGATGCTCTTAAAAACCTGCAAAATATTATCTCTGAAATTAATTAAAATAATTATTTACATATATATCTAAATATTTGTATAATAGGTTATTCATTATTAAATAGGAGATAAAATGGAAGAACAATACTACAACAACTTTACGATTAGCACCGCTAATCAATTTGGAACTACAGTCTACATTGTTAGACCAAGCGAGTATGCCCATCAAATGTGGGGAGAAGATCATGGTGATCAATTTGGCGAGCTAGGTCAGGAATTTTGGGCTGATGTTTATTCAATACAAGATGCAGAAGCAATGATTGATGCTTTTGTTGCTGACCTAGATTCAAGAGAGGTGGCGTAATGAATAGAACTAAAATCAAAAAAATGATTGCTGCAAAAAAAGCCAGCTTGCAAGGATTTAATATTGATATTTGCGAGCAGAAAAAACTTATAGAGCAGCAAAAAGCTTATTTAAAAAAGGCTGAAGAAAAACTAGAAGAATCCAAGCAGCGAAACATTCATATAGAAAATGCAATTATCTTGCATGAAAAAATGCTGCATGACGAATCTATGTGCAAGCGAGCTGTAACTTTAATGCTTAAAAAATATCCAGAGCTAGACTTAACTGACGAATCAGATGATGAATATGGTGGCACTTATCTTTGGCTCTACTGTGAATTATTTGATGAGCACAATGAAGAAGATGATCCATACTATGATTTTCACTACATGGATGATTGGGAAGAGTGCTTAGAGAGATGTGAAACTTATATTCAGTTGATTGAAAGAAAAAGAGAGGTAGCGTAATGGAAGATATCAACAAATACTTTAACACCTCAGAGAAATCTGAGGTGGGCAGCACAGATCATTCTGGTGGCTGGTCAAAAGACTATCAAGACCCTGATAATTATTGGGGTCATGGTAAGTGCTTCGTTTATTACAATCGCAATTGCAGCTTCAAGCTCAAGCAAGAGATTTGGCATGGGCATACCAGCAAGATCGTCAGGGTTAAAGACATGGAGCTGCTGACGAATGAAACACCATTTACTGATGCAGAAGTTCTGGAAGCACTGAATGAGAAATGGTTTGCTGAGGTCAATGAGAACATCAGACTTGCTAACAATGCAGGTGCAAGAATGAGAAGAGCTAAACAACAGGGGGTAGCGTAATGAGTAAAAAATTAATTACTAAAGTAGGGGGCGTTAAGATTGTGGCTGACAACCATGAAGAGTTTATCGCTAAAATTAAGCTGGCATTAAAGTGCCAGCAGAACCATCGAATCTTCAAGCAGCAAGAATTCAGATTAACCAGAGGGGAGCAGAGATGAGATTAAGCTATAAAGAAAAATTTTTTATCATGCATATTATGCAAGAGTATTTAAAAGGATTTGTGGTTGGTAAAAAAGATCAACTTATTGTTAATAAAATTATTAATAAATTCCAAGGGGAATTGTAATGGTAGGCAAACTAACAAAAGACGATGAGCTATCAGCATCAACTGTGGCTAATGCAATGGGCGAAGGCAGGTATCAATCTAGGCAACGTCAGTTGCAACAACACATCAAAGCCAAGCATGGTGAGGTTGTCAGGTTTGATCAGAACACAGCTATGGAGCTAGGAGACTTCTTTGAAGAAGGTATTATTAGATATGCAGCTAAAAAGCTTGGGCTGACAGATGTGCAGACTGAGTTTCCAGAAGCTTTCACTCATCCATTCTATCCAGTGAATTGCTCTCTAGATGGAACAGCAATGGCAGATAACTTAGAAATTGAAACTGACCCTACTAAGGGCATTTATGTGGTGAGCAACAATGAAGCTTAATGGTAAAGGCATCATTGAGTGCAAACTAACCAAAGACTACCCAAAGGATTATCCTGAAGATTGGCGTGGCTGGATTCAATTAAAAACCCAAGTTGAAATCACTGGTTGTTCTTGGGGCGTTCTTGTGATCTTCAGTCATATTGCTAATGAGATTAGATACTTCTTCTATGAGCGTGATCCAGCCTTCAGCGAGCAGTTAAGGCTTTTAGCTGATGACTGGCAGAAAAGAGTTAAAACAGAAACTTACTTCAATCCTGAAACTTCTGATGATGCTTATGTCATGTTTGAAGATATCCCAGTGGCTGAGGATGTTCTAGAGATGGAAGATAGTTACACCACCATCATAGCTAGACATGAAAACATCAGTGCTGAGATTAAAGAGTTACAAAAAGAACAAGACGTGATACAAACTGCATTGATGGAAAAGATAGCTAACCATGAGAAGGCTATTTGTGGATCATATCAGCTTGACTGGGGATACATAAATTACAAACCAACGCCTGAGAAGGTTGTTCCTGCAAAGGAAGCCAGAAGCGTTAGACGTAAAATGGTGAGGATTAAGGAAAGATCGTGAAACAATGCATTAAATGTGGTATCGAAAAATCTCCAGATAGATTTGAAAAGAAGCCTAAGTCAAAAATTCAATATCAAGGAACTGACAGAATCAGCACTTGCAGATCATGCAAACATTTGGCAAGAAATGAGTCTATCTCAAGAACTGTAAGCAGTTATTTAAAACATTTAATTGTTCAAAGTAAAAGCGTAAGAAAAAAACAAGGTTATGATTATGAGCTTACAATAGATGATCTTTTACAAATTTATGATAACCAAGATGGAAGATGTGCCATAACTGGTGCATTTATGTTTTGGAAAAAAAATGCTGTTGAAATGAGAGATATAAATATGTCTATTGATCGCAAGGACAATAATAAGGGATATACAAAAGACAATGTTCAGCTTGTTTGCTATCGCATTAATATGCTGAGGGGTGGAATGGATTTAGATAGATTTAAAGAAATTATTTCATGGATAAGGGGTGAAGATATTTTTAGTCCTTATAATTTGAAACGAGGGGCAGCAGACTTGAAGGGAGCGTTATAAGGAGAGTTTTGCCACTGCCCAAAAATATTATAGAATAAACATGGAGAGTTTAGATATGAAAACAGAAATAAAAAATAAAAGAAATAAGTTGACAGAACGAACAACTACCCAAGCTATTTGGGTGGACTCAGAAATACATCAGTTGCTTAAGGAGCATCAGGTGATGTCTAGGAGCACAAGAAGTCTAGGTGAGTTAGCAGCTCATTACATCAAGCTAGGTATTTGCGATGCTAGGAGTCAAGAGAAATGAGCCAGTACACAGACATGGTTAGGTTACAAGCCTTGAAGAACGATGTGTATGAGTGGGCAAAAAGAGTTAAGTCTCACTATATGCAAACTCGATATGGCGATGGCTTTTATGAAATAACCTTTAACGATGATTCCAGAGAGGTCATGTACAACGATGGATCAGTTAAAACCACAGATTCACCCCATGACTTTGAACAGCTCGTTAGATTGTACGAGCAAGATCATGGTGAGCAGTGGTAAATTCCAGAAACAAAGGAGCAGCTTTTGAGCGAAGCATCGTCAAGCTGATTAATGACTTCTGTGAGAAACGTGGATTAGATGAAACTGTTAAAAGAAATCTGGATCAATACCAGAACAAAGGAATGGCTGATATTTACTGGCGTAATTTTGCAATTGAGTGCAAGTGTTATGCAGGAAAAGGATCAACCTTTGCCCAAGAGAAATGGTGGGCTCAAGCTTGTGAAAGTGCTGGAGACAAATTGATTCCAGTCTTAATTTATAAATACAATCGCAACAAGCCTAGATATGTATTGCCAGCAGCACTAATATTAAAAGCAGTGCCACTAAGCAATCAAAGCGTAATTGTTGGCTATGTTGATGACTTGTGTAATGACATTGATGTAATATTAAATCATGCACATAATATTTGATGACGATTTTGAAGAGTTTTGCTTCCG